CAGCAATCTTTGTGCCGCTTATAACACCATCAGGCATCTTCAAGGCAGTGACAGAACCGTCTGCAAGCTTTACTGTAGTAATAGCGCCAGTACCAATCTTACTGTTGGTTACAGCACCATCTGCAATCTTATTTTCAGTTATTGCTGTGTTTGCAATTTTACCTGTAGAGACGGCTGTATCAGCAATTTTATCAGTCGTTACTGCTGTATCTGCAAGCTTATTAGACGTAACAGAAGTGTTTGCCAGTTCAGTTGCTGTAACAGCATTCGGCGCAATTTTTTCTGTAGAAACAGAGTCAGCTACAAGAAGACTACCGTTAATCGTAGTATTAGTATCTATAATAAGATTAGATGTTGTAGACCTAACACCTGTTGTCGGATTAGTACGACTAGCACCTAATAATCTTATTGAACCAGCAGGAGCGCCATCAAGAGTTCCTACAACACTCCACTCATATGAAAGATTGTTGGCTGTAGTATTTGCTGCATTAGCTGTGCTTCCAGCTTGTTGCGCTGATGTCGCTGCACCATCTGCTTTAGTCTGAGCAGTAGCTGCATTATCAAAGGCGGCTGTCGCTGTAGTCGTAACGCTCGCTATCTGTCCGATATACTGAGTGTATGCTCCAGTATCATTTGCTTGCCACGAGTTATTATACCAAACTGATGGAAAGAAATTGCTAGAGGTGTTGAACCACACGTCACCTTGTTGTCTACCTACTGAACTTGGAGCTGTTCCTGTTGTATAAACACGCCCAGTTCCAGCACTTGCTGTCATAAGGTAAGATGCAAGAGAACTATCAGCAGCAGCTCTTGTAGTTTCTTCAGTTGTCAGGTCAGCACTGGATGCTCTCGTTGTATCCGTATTGACGATCCAAGAGGTTCCATTCCAATAATAAGGTGCATTCCCGTTAGATGTGTCATACCACAAGTCACCAATCTTACGGTCAGCGGAAGTTGGCTGAGTGCCTTGACGGTAAATACGCTGCTGAGAAACTGTCGTATTCAGACTGTTAACTGATTGGACTAATCCAGACGTAGAGCCACCAACTGTTGTAACAAGTGCGGATACGTCTTTCGTTAAGCCAGCAGTAGAGTCTCCTACAGAAACCTTAAGGGCGGCTACATCTTTTACAAGACCTGTGGTGCTATCTCCGACAGTAGACGTTAGTGTGCTTATATTCGACGTATAGACGGCATAGTTGCCCACACTATTACTGAAGGTTCCATCACTGTTATCACGCCAGTCATACGAGCCTGTGGTTGCTGTAGGTGTGCTGCGCGCCCACACATAGGGCTTGTAGCTATCGTCAGAGTCAAACCACACATCACCAGGTTGACGTGTTGAAGAACTGGGTGCAGTTGCACTGATGTAAACACGAGATGACCCAGAGGACATTGTAAATAGCTGTTGAGCTAAGGCATCATCTCTAGTGGATCTTGTTGTCTGTTCTGTGCTGATAGCAGAAGTATTGCCAGTTACTGTGGAAGTTAAGCTATCGATACGTGTTCCTAAAGCAAGGTCAGCGGATATACGCGCAGTAGCCTCTTCATCAATAATGACAGCAGCATCAGAGCCATTGGTGAGCACAAGGTTGTCTATGCGTGTTCCTAGAGCTGTATCGGCAGTAGCGCGTGTTGTTGACTCTGAGGTTATAGACGAACTAAGGGTACCTACAGTTGCAGTAAGAGACGTAATGGAGGACGCTAGGGCGGTGTCAGCAGTAGTTCTAGCTGTAGTCTCTGTGTTAACTAGAGCTTGCGCTGAAGATAACGTTTGTGCCGCTACCGTTTGCGTATAGGTAGCTTGTGCCTCATCACCATTAACACGCGCAGTAGACTCTTGCAGAATTAAAGCTTCCGCTGCTGCGCTTTCGTCTGCTATACGTACTACGTGAGCTTTGCTTACAGTCTCTAGTTTAGAGAGTTGTTCTTCTAGATACGTATAGTGAGATTTATCATCTAGTGGTGGTGGGGATTTGATATAGGTATCTAGTGGCTTATCTATCATCCTATTACCTGTGTCCAAATACTTGGTAGTCTATGTCCCATCCAGACAAGCTGAAGTCTTGAATGCCTGAGTAAGTAATTCTGAGGCTCAGGTATTTACCAGGAGCGTTGAAGTCGAGCTTGTTGTAGGTAATACCATCGAAGGTCATATCGTGGTCGTATACTGCCTGGACATTAGGTGCATCTGAGGAACCCCAGGTGAATGTCATTGCAGGAGCGCCAGTAGCAAAGGTTGCTTCGGGCCACATCTGGTTTACAACTTTGTAACCCCTGAGTTCCTTAGATATTTCATCCATATCCATGAGCTTGTTCTCAATGAGGATTGGAGCTGTAGCTATTGTATCAAGAACGCCCACACCTTGAACGATGTTAGCAGCCTCGAACACATGAACCTTTGGTGTCGTTGTGAACGTAGGAGTTGTTGCTCCAGTAGCTACAGTCATAAGGTAGAGCTGTGAGCCATCGAAATATGAGTTATAGGAACCACCTACTGAGTCATAGGAAAGCGTTGGCATGTCAGCAAAGCTTGAACCAGAGAAGGTAATACCTCTTGCTGCACCATTGACGTATGGTAAGTCATAGAAATACCAGGTGTCATAGACGTAGTTGTAGACCGCAGCTCTATTGCAGCCGGGGTGTCCTATCTGATTTCCAATAGGGAACCTACAGTATTCATCACGCGACACATAACAAAAGAGAACCTCACCCTGCTTTGCGTTATTGATTACGAAGAACTGATTTGCGTAGAGCTTGACTTAGTTTTTAAAGATAAAGTCACGAACTCTACCCATAGCAATAGATTTATTCTGGTAACCATCGTGTGACCAGATGTCCTCATTACCAAACACATAGTGAATGGAGTTATGTTCAGCTACACAATTTTGATTGATAACGCCTCTGTTATTGAACAGACGCCTGTAGTTGAACACAAGACTGTCACCTCTATACTCCATCGACCAAGTTTCGTTCTTGGCGTAGAGTATCATTCGGTCACGAAGCGGCCATCCGTCTAGCAACGGTTCTTGAAGGTCACCTAAGATATTCTCTGTGGCGCTATTGGTAGTAGAGCCTACCCATGCAGTCGGTGTGGTATTGAAGGTCGTGAACTCAGAGGTCTTCACCATCGTTGGATAGCGAACACCATTCTTGGTAACGTTGAGAGCTACGAGAACACCTTGGAAGGAACGTAGGGCTTCACAGCGCCACGAAGAGTCCCATACAGGCAAAGTAGCAAAACTGGTTCCACCAGTGGTCTTATACCAAGGAACACGGTCAGACCTGTTAACATAGACAACATCGTTAAGGATAGTTGCAGTGTAGACTAAATCTGTAGGTGCAGGAGTCCAACTATTAGGACTTATGTTCGTCTCTGTAGGTGCAGTGCCAGGACTGGAGGCCGCCCAGTTCGTTATGGTTCCATCTTTGTTAAGAACAAGGAACTGAGAGCTGTCATTAAGAAGTTTGTAGGCAATACAGAAAGAAGGACTGGTGTTACTTAAAGAACCCACAGAGTTGAAGATAGGCCCTCTTTGGATACGGTTGTTGGTGAACCGAACGTTAGATCCCATCGTAAACGCTGTGATGGGGAGGTCAACAGGTGACCAATCGGTGTTGACACCGAGTTTACCGATGTCACGCACAGGGACGATGGTCATACCTTAGATCCTTAATGTTTCATGATGTAGGCAAGAGCGTAATACGGAGGTAGTGTAGGAACTACTGAAGACACAGCCGTATTGTTGTGAATGTGAGAACCAGAGCCACCTACAGTGTCGTTAGAGACAGTGATGCCTGTAACACGGTTATTAATAGTGATGCCTGTAGTTTGATTAGAGGTAACTGTAGAGGTCTTACCTGTCTCAGCAGAGGCAAAGACTGTTCCATTAGCAATGGTACCAGACTGTGACCTATCGTAGCTGTGAGTATGTCCTGGGTCATTCAGAGTGTGGTTATGACCAGGGTCACTAACAGTCGCTATGTGAGTATGCGCTGGTATCTGGTTGCTAGTAAGAGTTACAGCCTGATTAGTTAGTGTAATCGTTGGAGTGTTACTGGAAGATCCACCAGTGGCATTTACGGCATACGTGGTACCAGCACACACAACAAACTTATTGGTTAAGTCTGGTGTCGTAATGTTACCAGTGCCATCAGTCTTGGCTACAGTCTGTCCGTTACACAAAGCCCAACCAGAAGGAACACTGGTGGTAGCTCCAGACCACAGAAGGATTGCTCCTATGGGAACAGTGCCAGTGTTAAGCTGAAGTTGTGTTGCATTCACAGCTCCAGTGATGTTTGGAAAGGTAGACTTAAGGACTGACTTAAGGAGCCTAATGTGGTCGTCAGATTGCCCTACTGGGTCAGAGCCAGGAGGATTAGATGAATTAAGGTCACTAATAAAAGCAGCAGATTCGATAGCCAAAACAAAATGTCCTTTAGTATAACCTTAGGTAACTAATGGTTATCAAAATGAATAACAGAAAGAATAAAACTACTAAGACGTAACAAGTTAGTAATATTGTTGGTATCTTTGGGTAAATATTAAGACTTAATGGGAACCCAAAGTAGATCCAACGTATCTAACGATCTACTGATTTGAACAGAATATCTTAGTAGTATTTTCAATCGATCAATCTATCGATATCTAAAGATGCTCTTAAGGTCGGTCAGGATCGATAGTGTCTTATTGTATCTTTAGGTATCGTTAGGGTGGTCTTTAGGTCGGTCTGGAATGTGTGGCGAAATCGTGGAAGACATCATGGGCCTTCGGCCACTTGGGGTTCATAACTCTGCATTTGAGCAGGGTTCTCCTCTATAGTGTGTGTCTGATACCCATTTCCCGTAGATCTTATTGATTCTAAAGGTTTCCAGCCTACATGCGTAGTTTTTTCAGTTTGATAGCTTTATGATTGTAAACGAGCGGTCTTAGAGAGGCGCTCAGAGAAACAACACGAGCCTCTAAAGACAAACAACAGCGGCGGGGCTTTAACGGAATTTTTGAAATAGGGATGACAGATTGATTGCTCAATGATGATTGACTGAGGGACCCACAACGCAATCATGATGATGTCTTGTTAAATCAATATGTCACGCATGAATTGATTGATCTTGTTGTTATGTCACGATGTCAAAGGATGTCATAACCTTGCACATGCAATACAATGTGAATGCGTGTGATAATTCATCAGACATTCGAAAACATTTCGCAGTCCATTGAATACGCAAAGATATAAACACACTGCGCATTCCTTCTATTTTGTCCTGTCCATAATCTGTTACAAACGGCCAATTGATCAGCCTGATATGCCTTACTTAACTTATTGATATTAAACGTTTTTAAATATCCATGATATAAGTCGTTGATTTCATTGCGTTTACCCCACGAATCACCTCCGGATACCTTCCCGTAACTCATTGATTTCATTGAGTTCACCAGATCACCTTGTATCCAACCGGCTCATAATGCCACCTGACTAACTCATTGATTTCATTACGTTTCAACAAGCCTCTTGAACCGTTATGTGCCACTTGCTACAAATAATCATCGAAACGCAAACAGAGGTAACACACTATGAACCGCCAGAAATTAAACCGCATTATCTCGCTAGTTCTTAACGCAATCAAGAAGGAACAAGGTGAGCGTCGTGAGCATCTTAGAGCTTGTGTTCGTTGGCTGAACAAGGCGCGCAATTATCTCAAAAGCGGTCGCGAGAACATGGCGTGTCTTTGCGCTGATATTGCTTTCGATTGTCTCAAAGACGCGAGGGCTGCGTGATGGACATCATTGAAATTACATTGGCCGCAATGCTTGCCACAGTCGTGTTCACTCAAATGGTAGGGGGTTAAAATGATGATACCTAGTTGGATGGATTTCACACACGAGTCCTTCAATAACGAATGCTCGTTAATTCTTTTAGGCCTAGGGTTTTGGGCCTTCTCTCCTAATCTGTGTGTAGCTCGTAACCAGTGAACAAACTTATGGACATGCGTAGTCGTGTCCATTTGTGAGTCCATTGACTCATAACCTAACACAAGGACACACGACAATGGCCGCTTTCAATTATGCATTCAGCCGCAAGTCACGCAATGTCAAAACTGGTGACATCCCTGTCACGACTAGCGATTCTCGCACATGTCCTAACGCTTGCCCATTGAAAGAAAGTGGCGCTTGTTATGCGGCGCATGGTCCTTTGGGCATGTTCTGGAAGAAAGTCGATACAGCCCATGTGACCGCTAAAGGCACGACATCAGCTATCACTTGGCGTGAATTGTTGGATAACGTGTCAGCCCTGCCAGACGGTCAACTGTGGCGTCATAATCAGGCTGGTGACTTGCCGGGCGAAAATGATTCAATTGATAGCGACGATATGATTGCATTGATTGACGCGAATAAAGGCAAGCGTGGTTTCACATACACCCACAAACCAATGACAGACATCAATGCGTCATTGGTTAAGCTTGCAAATGACAATGGCCTCACAGTCAATTTAAGCGCCGATGATTTACATGAGGCTGATGAACTAAAGTCACTCAACATTGGCCCTGTCGTAACCATTGCGCCCATTGACGCGCCTGAGAAATTCATGACGCCAAATGGACACAAGGTAATCGTCTGTCCTGCACAGTCTCGCGACGATGTAACATGCAAGAGCTGTGGTTTATGCGCTGTTGCAAGTCGTGACGTGATTGTTGCGTTTCGTGCGCATGGCGTATCTGCAAAAAAGGCACAGGCTGTTTTTGAGCGTAAATAAATATGAGTCAACTGCTACATATAAGGAGTGAATGACATGTGTGATCTGTTTCCACCTGATGAACAACGCAAGAAATTGCAACGCCTATCCTATTATATCAGACCGAAACCTATAGGCCTCGATTGTTACGGCGCGCCTGTAATCAATGGTCGCACTGGTCACATCTATGCAACGCTGGATGGCTTTCAAGTCTTCGTGCGTTCACCCAGCGGCCAAGCATGGTCATGGCTGAAACGAAAGCTTTTGTTTGCCAAGGTCCAACTAGATGGCGACGACGAGGGCATTCTTACCTTCAAGTCTCACAAGCTTTCACTAGCGCAAGCCACAATGCTTGCAGACGCCATAGGCATTTAATCAACTGATAAGGAGTTACTACAATGTTAAATCGTATCAAGTCACCAGCGCGTCTTGCTGTTAACGCGCCTATGTCTGAAGACCAGTTATATCGTCTTGCGCCGTCTGTCTTTGCAACACAGGCACATGAAAGTCGATCAGAAAAATTTAGAGCAATTCCTACAATCGATGTCGTGCGCGGCCTAGCGCGTGAAGGGTTTCACGTTGTTGGCGCGAAGCAATCAAAGAGTCGCGACGAATCCAAGCGCGAATATACAAAGCATATGCTGAGGCTGAGACGTTTCGACGACATCAAGCCACTGCGTAGCCATGACAGTGTCTGTGAGATTATATTGAAGAATGCAAATGACGGGACCAGTGCATACGACTTATTGTCTGGCATGTTTCGCGAGCTGTGTCTTAATGGCCTAATCGCGCAAACTGAGAAGCTTGATGCCGTAAAAGTCAGGCACAGTGGAAACGCCATCGACAATGTCATTGAGGGCACATATCGCGTTCTAGAGCAAACAGAGCTTGTGTTAGCTGCACCAGACCAGTGGTCGCGAATTAAAGTCTCTCGTGACGCCGCAATGGCCTTAGCCACAGAAACACATCTACTGCGTTTCGAAAACACACCCATAGAACCAGCACAGTTATTACAGCCAAGGCGTATTGAAGATACAGCTACAGATCTTTGGACAGTGTTCAATGTCATTCAAGAGAACACAATCAAAGGAGGTCTGTCAGCCATGCGCGCCACACAAGACACACGCGGTCGCACTCAATACCGTCGTGTGACCTCGCGCCCTGTCAACGGCATTGATCAGGATGTGAAGCTTAACAAGGCCCTTTGGTCTTTAACTGAGCGTATGGCGTCAATTCTTCAATCACAAGCAGCGTGAGGGTGTCATGGCGAAGTATCGTTTTACAACAAGTGAAACACACTATCTCACTTACATCATAGATGTGCCTGACGGCGTCGATGATACTGAGACGTTTTTCTATAACCTCACAGATGAAACACTTGAAGCAAGCATTGTGGCTGATGATTGTTATGAACATGAACTTGATAGCATCAACAAACTGAACCCTGAGGATAGCGACAATGTCTGACATCACGCCTCGCGATTACCTCACCATCCTCATTGGCTGTGAAGTTGAGTCAGATCTGAGAGAGAGGCCGCGAGTCGCGGTCACTCTCCCCACTGTCAAGTGGTTGTCTGTTGAATCCAGTTGACTTGGGGAAAAGACTGACAAGCAGTGCTTTCCCCAGCCAATGTTACAAGAACCTCTTGTTCAGACTTACCCCTTGTGTCCTAATACAACACGGTTTATGAAATAGAACATACACAGAACTTTTAGCAGAATGCAAGGAGGATACCCACAGGAATCCCCTATCGCGTCTAATTGACAACATAGGGGATTTAGCTAGATATCTGTTCTATATTCGGCTCAGGATGCGGCAAATGGACCTTACCGCTACCCTAGTAGCTAAGGCCGACAAAAACGTTCTACAGTCACCTATATCTCTTGAGGATCAAATGGTATCAATTCCAACACTGCCAGAAAGGCAGCCAGTTCTTGACGAGTTATCCACAATTGACAGTTCATCAGTCATTAAATTTTGGCCTGATGGTTGTCTGTCTCATATAATCACTGTCAATGGCATGGAGGGGGCCTATCTACGTATTTATGATAGGTTGTATTTTGTGCCACTAGACACTATTGACCAATTGCTTGAGGAGTTTACTCACCTCAACATTCTCATATCAGGCGTCAACTACAGTTATAAGGAGTGCGCCGCGTAAAGGAGTAATCATGCCCCGTTCTTCAGAAACAGAAAAAACAAAAGATCTGAGCAACGAAAAATTGGGGAAGGATGACGCATTGAAAGCGCAACGTTTACTGCAAGCAGTGCAAACGTTTCGTGACGTTGAGCCAGCCTTCCCGGCATCATATATGGCTGCGTTTTTATTAGTCGCGTTGAAGCCCGGAGGAGGCCCAACCGACTACGCGCCACACCTTGGAACGATACCGCCTATCGCAAGCAGAATGTTTTTAGAGATTGGCGACAAGGCACGAGCTGGAGGGCCGGGCTATGGTCTTATCACGCGCAAGCACGACATGGATGACCTACGCGCAACGAATTACATGCTGACGCCAAAGGGCAAGCTTTTCTTGAGGCGTTTACTGGACAATTTTGGAGTAGCCTGACATGGGCAGACCGTTAAAACGCATCACGCCTGATAATCATTTTGATTATACAGTAGGTGATTTATACAAGGCGACCATCACGCATCTGTGGAAAGGACAGCGTGATGAACATGAAACACGTTACAGATGGTCGTTGATGGTTGATCTGCTTGGTCGTGACGCGATTTTAACTCACATCAAGCGTCGTCACTTTCAAGTTGCTGTTGATCAATTGAAGCTCACAAAGACCAACCGTGGTCGTTTGTATAAGGGAGCGACGATTAATCGCTTTCTTGCTGCCGCCAGCAAACCCTTTCGTTGGGCAGTCGATGAGGAGCTGCTTGACGCCATGCCAAAGATACCGTGGCAAGAGGAAGAAGAAGGCCGCATCCTCTTCTTACGCGAACACGATGTTGGTCGCTTCCTTGCCTACATCTCTGAGAACCATTGTCCCAAACGCGCCCTCGCGTGTCAGATCCTTCTGGTCTCTGGGATGCGTGTTGGTGAGCTGATGAGCCTTCGCGACCGTCAGATTGAGTATGACGGCTCTGCCTATTACCTTCAATTAGAGGCGTCTGACACCAAAACAAAGAGATGCCGCTCTATCCCCTTCCCTGCGCAACTTGTTGGACCTCTACGTCAACTCATTGCAGAGGGTGTGCCGCATTACAGGTCTCTCTATCGCGCCTGTCTTGATGCAAGCGAGGCCTTGGATCTACCAGACCGTGTGACACCCCATGTATTAAGACATACGACAGCAACATTGATGACCAAGAAGGGAACGCCGAGTCTGACTGTCGGTAAGATATTAGGTCACTCATCCGTCTCTACGACAGCGCGCTATAACCACTTCATTCCCGCTACCAACCCGCTCATATCCCTCGTTAACGATTATGAATATTGTGACCCCGAAACTACAGGTTTACGTACACAAGGGCCTCTGTTGTCAGACGACGACTTGATGGATGTCAAACGCCCTCACGCGAAATCAAAGGGTTACGGTAGTGCTGGAGGCCTCGTCCGGATTCGAACCGGAGTACAAGGATTTGCAGAATCTTTCGCAAAACCCAAGACTAAGCGTAAACCACTGAAATCACGCGATAATCAGTAGGTTTGACTAAACGACTACCTCCAATGTATGATCCACATGACACATAATACCAATAGATCTTTGTATATCAACTGGTTACGATGAATCGGTCGATCAGACACACACTATTAGAGAACAGTGACCGTTCGATCAAGATAACGGAATGACAACGATGGTTAACAGTCAGGCACAAATTGAGACAGAAGAACGCCACGCGAAACGTGAGCTTAAGACATGGGAACGGCAAGGTCTTGGTGGGACTGATGGTTCCCAGATGCTTATCAATAGATATTTTGATGACCATTTAGCAATCGTAACAGCCAAGAAAGCAGCCCTAAAATCATCGAAAGGGTTCAAAGGTAAACAAAGGGCCATATTGTCGATTGAAGACGATAAGTTGACCTATTTACTCATGTATTACGGATTGTGTGCTGTAGGAAACGATAACCCTACCCTACAGTTTACAATGAGGTCGATTGGCTCAGGTATTGAGAATGAGGATTTTGGTTCACAATTGAAATTACACTCTGCCATTGAAGCAGAACGTTTTGAACGGGTCGTTAAGTCAAATCATTCGTCTTTGACCTACCGCAAAAGAGCAATCCACTCCTACGCGAACCGTCTTCAGAACTTTTCGTTCAACGAGTGGTCTGACAAAGACAGATTGTTGGCAGGAAAGGTAGCTGTAGAGGTTTTACTTTCTGGTCATCTATTTGCTGTCGATGAGGCTGGTCTGTTTACCATTACAGAGGAAGCCAGATTGATCTTAGAAGATCTGATGGCTGCTCTGATTAACAGAACGATGATAGGTTTACCTCAAACTGGACCTGTTCAACAATGGGACGACTTTCGCCTGTATATCGATAACGCGCCTTATAACCTCGTTCGCACACATCAAAAGAAGGTAAAAAGACACATCGATGAGGCAATAAAAGCCTCCACAATGACGAAAGCCTTAGAAGCATTAAATCATGCACAGGCAGTCAAATGGTCTATCAATGAGCCTTTATTAGAGCTTGTGAAGGCCTGTTATCACCATGGTATTGCAGTTGAAGGATTGCCACCAAAGGCTGACCTACCTAAGCCTCCGCAAGAGAAGCATTGGTCAAAAATGTCTGATGATGAGCGGAAGCTGTGGAAGACAAAAGCCAACGACGTAGCGTCTGCTAATAGAGGATTGTTAGGAGAGCGTGTAGTTCTATCACGCGACATACGTCAGGCAGAATTATTAGTCGGTAAGTCTTTTTGGACGCCATCCAATTTTGATTACCGTGGGCGCCTATACGCCCTACCACATTTCAGCTATCAACGTCAGGATTTTCTTAGGTCTATGTTTCAGTTTGAACAAGGCCAGATCCTCAACGAGGAAGGTCTGTATTGGCTTAAAGTCCACCTTGCAAATGTTGGTGATTTTGAAAAGGTCTCAAAGAAATCATTTGATGAAAGAGTGAAATGGGCCAACGATAATCGTCAGTTCATTTTTGAGACTGGTGAATATCCTCTTGATAACCTGATGTGGACCAAGGCAGATAAGCCGTTCATGTTTGTAGCTGCATGTAAAGCTCTCAATGACGGCATAGAGGGGCGGCCAGTTCATCTACCAATTAATTTCGATGGTAGTTGCTCAGGTCTGCAACATTTATGCAGTATGTCACGCGCTGACGCATCTGAATCTGGTCTTGTAAACCTTATACCTAACGACAGACCTTCAGACATCTATTCAGCGGTTGCTGAAATAGTGAAACAGCGCGTTACTAAAGATATGGAAGGAGGAATAGAAACTGAATTGGCATCACTATGGCTGTCGTTTGGTATTAGTAGATCAACTGTAAAACGCAACGTAATGACCTACTCCTATTCGAGCAAACGCTATGGGATGCAGAACCAGTTACTTGAGGATCTAATGAGACCTTTAGAACTGGATGTTCTCGCTGGAAAATATCAGTCACATCCTTTTGGCGCTGATAATGGTTACGCAGCGGCTCGTTACCTGAGCCATCATATTTACGCAGCCATTGAACAGGCCATATCAAAACCAGCAGAAGTCATGAAGTTTCTTCAGACAATTGCTAGAACAATGGCTCACGAAGAAAAGCCTGTTACATGGACAACACCTACAGGTTTTCCCGTGATGCTGCGTTATCCTAAAATTGAAATAAAACGTATCCAGCTTTACCTCATCGATAAAGGACTGAACCGCCGAATAACAGCATCTAGTGGTATTGAAGCTTCTGGTATCGATAAAAACAGAGCCGCTAATGCTATTGCTGCATCGTTTGTTCACAGTCTTGATGCTACACATCTACAAATGGTTGTGCTTTCAGCAAAGGAAGCGGGTATATCGAGTATTGCATTAGTTCACGATAGTTTTGGCTGTTTACCTAACGATGCACCAAGATTTCGTGAGTTGATCAAAAAGACGTTCATTGAACTTTATGAACGCAATGATGTTTTACAAAACATCTTAGATACGACATGGGAACAGTTGACCCACAATAGGTTCAAGCTGGCTCCTATCCCACAAAAAGGGCAATTGCAGTTGGCTGACGTCATGTTCGCTGAGTATGCGTTTGCCTAATTATGAGCCATTTGACTCATACTAGTTATCGGATCATAGTTACATGGAAATAGTATACGATGAAGATTTCGACTTGGACAATTACACGGTTCAAGACGTTTTCCATATGTGCGTTGAATTACTAAGCAACGATCTACCAGTGCCAATGGATCTGATTGCGAAACTTGAGAACGCTGGCATTTACATCAGAAACTAACAGGATACAAATGGGCAAGAAGATTATTACGTCTCCAATTGGAACAGCAGTATATCCTTTTTTGGAGAAACCAGACACATTCAAAGGTCAAACGCATTACAAGCTTGGTCTTGAGTTATCAAAAACAGAAGCAGAAGCATTTAAAGCCAAACTTCTTGAAATGATCAAAGACGAAAAGTTTGATACGAAAAAACCAAAGCTTCCAATTAAAGATGGTCGAGAAGACGGTTTGTTTCTTATCCCAGCTAAAAGTCAATACAAACCAGTTGTATTTGATGCTCAGAAGAACCCATTAGCAGCAAATATATCAATTGGTGGAGGGTCCAAAGTTAGATTCTCCGCTGAAGTCTATAACTATGGTGATGGAATAAGTCTGCGTCTGAACCAAGTTCAAGTTGTAGATCTTGTTGAACGTAATGCAAATAATTGTGCATTTGATGATATCGAAGATGGTTATGTTGCTAAGGGTCAAGAAGGCGATTTGAGTGCCTTGGATATCTGAACTAAATCCGATTTTAGTTAGAGCCAAGTATAGATCGAAACTAGAAGATAAAGTTGCTCAACAATTAACTGATAACGGCATTGAGTTCACTTACGAACAAGTGAAAATCCCTTACACTGTTCCAGAACGCCAAGCCAAATATGTATCAGACTTTGCATGTGGCGACATACTAATTGAGGCAAAAGGCCGCTTTGGCGGTCCTCATCGAAGTGATGCAGCAGAAAGAAAAAAGTTTCTGTTGCTTAAGCAGCAATATCCAAGCTTAGATCTTCGATTTGTATTTCACTCAGCACACAAAACCAAAATCTATCCCGGCTCTAAGACCACTCTTGCTGAGTGGGCTGAGACGCATGGTTTTCTTTATTCAGACAACGGAGAAATACCCGAAACATGGCTACAGGAACTAAAAGCCCAAAAACCATCC